AATCTTGTTAGGGATGGAAAATATGCACCTCGTGGAGATTTGAAGGAGGAGATATCAACGGCGAATGAGCAGCATCTACTTCTTGTAAAGTCAAAGATTGAGGATTTATTGGCTCAGAAGCAGACCGTTGCAATTAAAACCAGGCTTAACCGGCTTAATAAGGAGCGTATAAAGCTAAGATACATTATTGAAGCAGAGCAAAAGAAAATGGCGCAAGGAAACCACAGCGGAATTCCACAAGGCCCTCTTAGCAAGACGGAAGACTACAATGAATTCATTATGAAATATCTCCTTCGCGTCGCGCGTGAAGGTGGGTATGACGGTATTACCATCAATACTCCAGCAATAAAGAATTTGAACATGTCGCCCACAGGAAAGGACTACAAAGGAAACCTCGTTGCCTATGGCCCAATGGCGAAAGGCGCCATGGAGAAGGCAGCGAAAAAAAGTGGTGCAAAATTTATGAAAACTGTTATAATGGATGATAATAATAGGGCATGGGAAGTTCCAATGATATTAATCAAGGAAAATAAGGCTGCACAAGCCATTATTGATAAGGGTCTTCCTATCTATAAAAGAGGAGGAGTCGTTAAAAAATAATGCCACCAAAAAATCCAAACAACAGTATTGAAAGAGCTTTAGGGTCTTTAAACGATGCTTTAGAAATAGAGCCGACAGGCGAAGAAATACAATTGGAGCCTGATCAAAAAGTCTCTGATCCTAATGTGGAGATAACAGAAACAGCAGAAGGAGGTGCGGATGTAAACTTTGATCCAAACGCTCCCATTGACACAGCCAACATTCCACATGATGCCAATTTAGCAGAATATATTGATGAAACAGAATTACGTAGATTTGCAATAGATCTAGTAGCCGATTTCGAAACGGATAAGGAGTCAAGGAAAGATTGGGAAGATACCTATATCAAAGGCCTTGACATGCTCGGATTCAAATATGAAAACCGAACCCAACCGTTCGAAGGAGCGTCCGGGGTCGTTCACCCCTTACTCGCTGAATCTGTAACGCAGTTTCAAGCCCAAGCGTATAAGGAACTTCTCCCCCCAAGCGGCCCCGTTCGTACTCAAGTTGTAGGGCTTTCCACTCCTGAAATTCAGGATCAGGCAAAGCGCGTACAGCAATTCATGAATTATCAGATAGTTGATGTCATGCAAGAGTACGACCCGGACATGGACCAATTACTATTTTATCTTCCTCTTGCAGGGTCAGCTTTTAAGAAAGTTTATTATGACAGCTTGCTGAAGCGTGCCGTTGCAAAATTCATTGCCGGTGAAGATTTGGTAATTAATTACATGGCAACGGATCTACAGAATGCAGATAGAGTTACTCACATTATTAAGACCAGCGCCAACGATATTAGGAAACAGCAACTTCAAGAATTTTACCGTGACATTGAATTAAAAAGTGGAACAGTGGAAACAAGTGAAGTTCAGGAAAAAATAAACACGCTCGAGGGCGTTCAAAGGGAATACACGGATAAGGATGATGAACATACAATTCTGGAAATGCATGTAAATGCGGATGTTCCAGGATTTGAGGATGAAAGCGGAGTTAAGCTTCCTTATGTTATTTCCATTGATGAATATTCAACTGAAGTTTTATCCATAAGAAGAAACTGGAAAGAAGGCGATTCTAACTTTGCAAAGAATGATTATTTTGTACATTACAAGTTCCTCCCAGGCCTAGGCTTTTACGGCTTTGGCCTAATACATATGCTAGGTGGATTGTCGAGAACTGCAACAAGTGTTTTGCGGCAATTAATTGATGCAGGTACTCTTGCCAATCTGCCAGCAGGTTTCAAGGCTCGTGGAATGCGAATACGCGACCATGATGAGCCTTTACAGCCAGGAGAATTTAGGGATGTTGATGTTACAGGTGTTTCAATCAAGGAATCACTATTACCTCTTCCATACAAGGAACCGTCTCAAGTTCTGTTTGCTCTTTTAGGTTTTGCAGTTGATGCAGGAAAATCTTTTGCAGCTATTGCTGATATGAAAATGGGTGAAGGAAATGAACAAAATCCAGTTGGAACAACACTTGCTCTTTTAGAGCGTGGAACAAAAGTTATGAGTGCGATACACAAAAGGTTGCACTACGCACAAAAAATTGAATTTAAGTTATTGGCAAAAGTATTTCAATTATACTTGCCGCCGGAATATCCATATCAGGTAGTTGGTGGAAACCAAATGATCAAGCAACAGGATTTTGATGATCGTGTTGATATCATTCCTGTTTCTGATCCTAACATATTCTCAATGGCGCAGCGTGTCACTTTGGCACAGCAGCAGTTGCAGTTAGCAACAGCTAATCCTGCACTTCATAATATGCGTGAAGCGTATAGAAGAATGTATGACGCGATGGGAGTTGACAATGTGGAGGCAATTTTAAAGCCGGATCCAGAATTACCGGAACCTATTAGTCCTGCAACAGAGAATGCAGGTGCCATGAATGGAAAGGCCCCTAAGGCATTTCCGTTTCAAGATCATGAAGCGCATATTAAAACGCACGCGGAATTTATGTTTACAAGAATGGTCCAGATTAATCCGCAGGTATATTCTATGCTACAAGCTCATATTTGTGAGCATCTTAGCATGATGGCTGCAGCACAGGTTCAAGAGGAATTCAAGCCTCAAATGGAACAGATGCAACAGGCACAGCAACAGGCACAGCAAAATCCACAAATGGCACAGCAAGTAGAACAGCAAATGCAACAATTGATTAATGCACAAGCTGCCAAGCAGGCTCAAATAGAGGCGCAGATGACAGCATCATTAGCACAAGATGAAGAAGCTCGAATGAAACGTGAAGCTGAAGATCCGTTGATCAAGCTTAAACAGCAAGAGATTGATCTGAAGGCTATGGAAACACAAGCTAAGCTTCAAAAAGACATGCTAGTGGATTCTGAGAAGCTTGATATTGAAAGAGACAAGTTGGAGGCAGATACCAGTATTAACTTGATGAAAGCTGCTGCAGATGTTAGTAAGGAAGATTCTGCAGAAGCGATGACTCTCTTTAAGGAGAATATGATCAACTCAAGGGATGCAATGAAGCAACGCTCAGCGGAAAAGATTGCGAGGGAAAATGCTAAAAATAAAGCAAATGGTTCAACTAAAAAATAAAATAGAAAAAATATCTTCTGCAATGAAGAGGATTGAAGAGGCAGCTACTAGTCAAATCACTACTGAAGATGAATATCTACAGGTATGTGGTGCATTACTTGCTGTAACAAGAAACATGTACGTAGAAGCATTAGGACCTCAAGGTACAGCTCGCATGTTCCAGGAAGTGGCCAATACATTCATGATTCAAGAGGAATTGATAAATGAACTTTATTATGATGAAGAGACACCAACGATACACTAATGCCTTTTAGATCTGAAAAACAAAGGAAATGGATGTGGGCCAATAAGCCTGCAATGGCTGAAAAATGGACAAAGGAACACGGCAGTAATCCTGTCAAGAAAAAAAGAGGTGGAATATTTCATGCAAAAGGTTATGATACCGCCCCTTGGGTTAATGAATACGGATATCCCACTGGGGGAATAACAGTTAAAAAAGGAGGACGATAATGCCTAAAGTAGGTAAATATAAATTTCCATATACGTCAGCTGGTGTTCAGAAGGCGCAGAAGCATGCGAAAGCAACAGGACAGAAGGTGGACATGAGTGGATACAAGAAAGGTGGAAAAGTTAAGAGAAAGAAAGGTGGTGCAGTGAAGAAGAAATATCACCACGGTGGCCGTGTGATGGGTGGCCAGAAAAAGCCCAAAAAATGTTAACAAGGAGGTAAATATGAATTTATTGAAAGATCTTTGGGGACATCTAAAAGAATGGAATGAATGGAAATTGAAGGATTGGATAAAAGCCGGAATTTTAGTCATCATCATTCTTGTAGTCCTTAAAATCATTATTCTACCAGGTGCATAATGGTAACTTGGAACGATAGAGACGATCTTAGAGAAAGATATGGAAGGCCGCAGCGTCCTGCTGTACAATTTACAAGGCGGGACGATGTGCGCGATTTGATGAAATCCCCTGCGGGAAAGAACTATGGCAACATGATGGATTTGCAAAGTCAGGCAGTTCGTCAGGGTGGATTTGACAAGGGAGATCCTAGAGTTTCTGAATTAAAGAAAGCAAGAAGACAGTATAACAGGCAGGATAAATATAATATTGGAAATTTAATGGGCTATAGTCCTACGGATGTACAGGACATATATAGAACAAATAGTGGAGTTCTAAGGGAACACGCAAGGCCAACTTACAAAGAAATGTATCCCATTTCTGATATTGCACATCAAGTTTCAGAAGGAGGAGGACTTACGGGAATGCTTTTAAATCAGGCATTTGGTAAAAGTAAAAAAGCCGGAAAGAATTTCTTTGATGATTTAAGAGGAATGGGAGGAGATATTTTTGGCGCTATTGGAATTGGTGGCGCAGTTCCACGCGATGAAGCTACAGAAGAAATTTTAACAAATTATGCGGATAAGACATTTGGTGACGCCTATCCTACCAATATTCACGATGATGAATTACTTGACACGGAGGATTGGACTGAAAGAGAGAATGTAGTAATTCCACCTGACTATCCAATAGATGAAGGTGCTTTTACAAGCTTGCATCCATTTGATGACTCAAGAAGAGAGGCTGCTATTATGGCGCAATATCCTGGAAAAGCTGCGGTATCACCTCCTTTAGGAAGCCCAAATGTTCATGAGGATGAACCTTGGCCATATCAAGATACAGAAGTAATAGAAGAAACAACACAAGACGGAAATCTTATTTCCGATGAACTTTGGGATTCAATCAGGGATTTTGATCCTTCTACATTAGGAAAACCAGGAAACATACATGCCGGTGAGGATATAATAGTTCCTCCTTGGCTTTTGGATCCTAGCCTTCCAATGCCACCGGAGCTTTTGGAAGAGGAAGCTCCACCAAGCATACCGTTTGACGACTCACTTCGTGAAGCAGGAATAGCTACGCTTTACGGACAAGGACCAAAGTGGGGTGGAACGAATAGAAGATATGAAGATGAGTACACGGATTATGTAGAAAGAATTGGCAACATGCCAGGCGGACCAATGACGTATGAAGAATTTTCAGAAGCATGGGAAGGAATACACCAAGGCAGGCCGCACGCAGGACTTAGATAATGCCAGGTGGATATGGAACATCAGGACCTTGGGGCAGTAGTGGATCTACAACTGGAACTACAAAGCCAGGAACATCTGGTGGGTATAGTGGCGGAAGTAATCAACAAGCTGATAATATAAATCGACAAAGAGAAGAAAGAAGAGAACAACAAAGTAATGCATATCTTAATGATGCATCTAATTTTCAAACTGCACAGCAGCAAATGGCTGCATCTTTGCAGGCAGCTGGAGCTGTAACTTCAGGAGCATTAGGTGGGCAAGCTTTGTGGAATAAAATACCTGCAGATGTTGCTGATAAGATAAGACGTTCAGGTGGAGATCCAACTCTGTATGGTAATGAATATTATTCTACTTTTGCTGAAGGAGCTCAAGCTTATTCTCCTACTGGAATAATATCAATATCAGGCGAAGGTGGAATACCAGCATATAAAG